GAAGTTCGGGTCGCTCTTGGAGTTTCCAACATTGCTCATGTTGTAGCGGGTAACCACGGACATATCGTCGTTTCCAACACGGAAGGAAACGACACCAGACTTGCGGCAGATGTCCACATCGGTGAAGTAGTCACTGAGACTGAAAAGTTCGACCATGTCGCTCTGTTCCATAACGAACGTAGCATTGGATTCGCCAAATTCGGCTTCGTCAAACGGTTCCACATTGACAAGTTCGGCCTCGTAGGAGAAAATCGGTTCGACTTCCTCTTCTTCGGCAACGACAATGTCAGTGCCAGCAGCTTCCTTATCGGAACCATCTTCAAGCTTCTTGACATCCTCCTTCGGGACGTCAGGCTTTTTCAGGTAGCCAGCAACATGGACGGTGTCGTCCTGTCGCATGAATGCAATCTGGTCGCTGTTGATGCAGGTATTGAGCGCCTTTCCGAGGAAACGAGCATTAAAGTAGAACTCGTTGCAGTCAGCGAAGTCGGACACGTCGTAGTCACCTTTCCAAATCGGGGTCTTGATTTTAAGACCACATTTCAAGGTGAAGGACACGGTGTCATCACCGATAACGACCTTCACTGGCTCGTCTTCACTTTCCACACCAGAGATAAGAGAAGCGGCATAACGAAGTGCAGGAGAATTGGTATCAAAAAGTATCATAAAACTTCCATCCATTTACTTTCTACATTAAAATACATTAAAACGAAAAAGGCGTGCCAATCGGCACGCCCTTAACAATCATTTCTGATTAGAACGGAAGGTCATCATCAGCGAAACCTGCGGCATTCGGCTGCGGGGCGGGCTGATTCTGCTGAGCAAACTGCGACTGCTGTACAACCTGCGGCTGAGCGGCCATTGTCGGCTGAGCTGCCATCGTCGGTTGAGCACCCATGGTCGGCTGTGCAAACTGGGGCTGCGGTGCCATCTGCGGTTGCGGAGCCATCTGAGGTTGCGGAGCCATCTGAGGCTGAGCACCCATCTGAGGCTGAGTCTGCATATTCATCTGCGGTTGCGGAGCAAACTGAGGCTGAGCCTGCGGTGCGGCCTGATTGGACAAACCATTCAAGGACGGCTGTGAAGGAGCAGCCTGCTGAGCGGGCTGGTTCACGGCCTCATTGATTACAGGAGGATTACCCAAGGCAGGTTGCTGTGCGCCCTGTTGCTGCTGAGCATTGCCGAGGAATTCTGCACCAGAAACGTGAGTCACGTTCGGGTTAGCCCTGGCGGCAGGAGCAGCGGAATTCGGGGTCACTTCAACGGCAGCGCTACCGACCTGTGTAGCCAACCAGTCATTAAGCATCTTCTGTGCTTCCTGATAGTTGGCAGGGAGGTCTTCCTTCTGGTATTCGTCGAGGTCCACGCACTGGTTGAGGATAGCGATTGCTTCTTCCCTCGTGCTGGCCAAGTCGCTCGGAGTGTCAACAAACTTGCTGCTGTCATAGCTGTTGAGCTTCTTTCCGTCGATTTCCTTACCAGATTCCTGACAGGTAACAACAAAGTCACGACCACCGATAATCTGTTCGGGGAAGAAACGGGAAGCGTTCTTCATCTCAATCATGTCAGGTTCAAACTCGGAATCTGGCGAGTAACGGTGTTCCTTGGTGTTATGCCAACGGCGGAGCGCAACGACTTCAGGTTCACGGGGATAGTCGAGGGTTTCGTTAACCTTCACTGAATGGTCCCAGATTTTCACCTTGTTGTTGTATTCCTGGTTAACGCCATCCAAACGAATCAAAGCGTTGACAACATAAGATGTCGAAGCCTGGTTCATCTGGTTAACCTTCAATTCGGCTGCAGCCACTGCATCACCTGCATCAGCTGCCTTTTTGAGCATGAAGTAGCGGTTAAACGTCCAGTCGCAGTAAGGACAGATACCCTTCTGCTTGATACCGTCATGGGTAGTCTTCAAGCACTTGAAGTACTTCTTTTCGCCGTTTCCAATGCGGAGGTAGTGGACCATAATCTTACGGAACGGGGACGGATTAGCACGGTCGTAATCCAAGTTGCCCTGTGCATCACGCTTCATGTTCGGAAGAATACGAACCTGTGCGGAATAGGACTTATGGTCTTTGTCCAGCCTGGTTTTCCAGATACGTTCGTCCGTCGGACGAGACTGTTCGGTTGACTGGGATTGCGGTGCGGAAGCAGCCGCAGGGACATAATTCAGGTCGATGTTATTATTCATGTTAGTATTCATGTTATTACCTAGTTGTTAGTGCCATGTTATTAACTGAGGAATTTCCTCGATTAAAGTTTATAACATGACACCGTTTAGTGCAAATATAGATTATTTCAATCCAGTTTGCAAGATGTTATTGCAAATTTTTCTTTTTATATTCCAGCGCTTCCGCCTGCTGGCGCTTGTATTCAAGCATCTTGGTCTGTTCGGTCTTCTGCATCGTGGCGACAACTTCCCTCAGGTTCTCAGGGGTCTGGTAGTCCTCCTCGTCGGCATGAAGCTCGTTCAGGGACTCCTCGATGTCGTCGAACAGGTCGTCAAGGCTCCATTCGAGGTGGGCGACCACCTTGTTCTTGATGGTGGCGAAGTCGAATACGTTCCTTTCTTCCTTGCTCAACTCGGTATCTTCGACCTCGTTGGCATGGTTCGGGTCGTAGTCGTCACGAATCTTGACACGCTGCTTGCCGTTCTCGTCGACGTAAGTCTCGGTAATTTCATCGACTTCCTGCTGGTCAAGTACCTTCTCGGAGACCTTTTCTGACGATTCGGTGTATTCGTCCGCAATTCCGAAGTAGCTCTTGCCAACCCACTTCTTTTCAGGAGCGCTTTCACGGATTTTCTGAATCCATTTCTTATAATGCTCGGTCTCGACAAGCTGGTAAGCCTTGGGACCTGTCGGCAGGAACGGTGTCTCGTCAAGCATCTTGCTGTGGCCAGTAGCCACCATCCTCTGCATGTCAGCGTTCAATGCGGCAAGCTGCTGCTTCTTTTCCTGCTGGTTTTCCTCCAGCATCTTCTTGTCGGCACCAGTAAGTGTACATCTTTTCATGCTAACCCCTCTTTTCCAAACGTGCTATAATTCTTTCCTTCAAGCCAGGTGGCAAACTGGACTCATTCATGTTCAGCCTGCCATCCCGCTTCGCCTTCTCGAAAGTGTCGGCAATCTGGTCGACTATCGACTCAATGATTTCGTCCGAGAAGACATTCTTGACAAGGAACTCAATGTCGAAATACTCGTCAAGGCTCGACACGACCTCGAACATCCCGATTTGGGAGTTCCCTTCGTGCAAAAGCTGGTAGACCGACTCGACGCATTCGTTGAAATACGCCGCCCTGTCCTTAATCAACTGCTCGGGCATGCTGAACAGTCCGCATGTCCCATCAACTGCGGACGGAGTCGAAAACATCGCCTCAATCTTTCCGCAAATCATCTGCCTCTGGTGTTCGTCTAAAACGGTAAACATAAATACCCAGTAGTTCAATCTACTGGGTAAAATACATTTTTGAAAGCCATGCCCACCAAAAGTGCTGCTAGCTTTAATGCCGTGTTTTGGAAGCCACGTTAAACCGTAATCTACGGGCGGTTTACAGCACCTGATGTAGGTTCATCGGGGCAACTGACCTTAGGACGCTTGCAGTAGTACACAACGAGGTGACCGTCTTCCTTGGATACTATACACTCGCATCCGTCCAACCTGAGTGCATGCAATGTATCATACAGGGCATACGGGACAACCTGCACGGTTTCCCTGTTCTTCACAAAATAGTCTTCCGTCATTTTTAACTCCTGGGTTTAAAAGTAGTTCTGGGCCACATTGGCAAACGATGGGTCTATCGGCTTCTCCTTTTTCTTCCGAGGTTGCTCCTGTGGCTGCTGCAGCTGCGGTTGCTGAGGCTGTTGTACTTGTGGAGGCCTCCGCTGCCCGTTCGCCGCCATCGCTTCCTGTGCAATGGATTCCATCATTATGCTATTGATAATGTCGGCATCCTCTGGTAGAACATCACTGATACACATGTGCGGCCAGTCGACCCTCACGTTGAACTGAACATCCGACGAGCCCATTCGGTTCTTTCCTATCGTGACAGTCAGGAAGCCAGCACGCTTCAACGCAACGTCATGGACAATGATGTAGTAGAAGTCAGCCGTATCACCAAGACCCATGGAACCAGCCGTCTGGTCCATACCGATATCCTTCATACGGTAGCCAGCACGCTGCATCTGGGTTCCAGTAAGAACAGCCATATCCCTGTTGACTGCCATGTTTCTCAACTGTTCGGCAGCATACAGAATTTTCTGGTAGCTTCCGTCATACGAACTGTATGTACCTGCGTTCGGACTGATGATACCGATATAGTCAACCACGAGGAAGTCAATCTTTACGCCTTCCACCTGTTCCAATTCGTTCAGGTAACCCTCGATATCGTCAGGCGTCGTCTTACGGGTAGGCATCCAGTTGATATACAGGTTTCCAGGAGCAGTTATCGACGGGTCGTGTGTATCCTGCAACTTGACGATAACTTCCTCATCCGTCATCTTGGCAATGTCGTAACGGGAAACATTGAGCAACGAGCTAGTGACACGTTCCCAAATCTTGGCTGCATCAAGTTCAAGACTGATGTAAACAACGTTGTAGCCTAAGGTTGCGGCAAAGGCGGCCTCATTCACCATGAACATGGATTTACCGCCACCAGACGTACCACCGACAACGCTCAAACACTTACGGAAATATCCACCACAAGTTCCCTGAGATTCAGGAGCTTCACTTGTGTATTGCCTGATTGCACCAATCTTGGAAGGGATACTCTTTTCCATGTCGCCGAGCTTCGACTTTGCGAACTTAGCGTCACGGATGTAGTGAATACCCATGTTTGTACTCAGCTTGAAGTTCAACGCATCCTGCAACTTCGGCATGATACCACGCATTGCATTCGGGTCCTTTCCGTGCATGTGGAGGGCATATTCCTCCATAAGCCTCTGCGACACCTTGAACTTGAAATAATCCTCAATGATTTTCTTCTTAACGTCTGGTGCGATAACGCCAATAGGCTTAGTAATCTTCAGGAGCTGTTCCTTGGCTTCATCGCTGTATCCTGGGTTCTGATTTAATCCAGTTACAAGTTCCTGTGCCGTAGGATAACGC